AAGTAATGGGGATGCAATACGGCTTTGATGGATTACATAACTGATGCGACCATTGGATTTCCCGAATGATCGAATTTGATCTGCCAAATATGCTGAAAGCCCTTTGTCGTCAGAAAGCCGAGCGTCAATATCAATTGCTCGCACGCATCCTGTTGCATCTGGATTGTGGTCGCTCTTTCGTGTGCTATGTCTAGCATCACCAATCCACCCATCAGATTTACGCAAACGCTCTGGGAAGCAATCATCTATTTGTTCCCTTAGTTGAACGGCTGCTTTAGATAGGTAAGGCTTCATTACAAACCAAGTGCTGCTTTAAGATCCTCAAAATTCAATCCAATGTTTTCAAGTTTTTGTTGAATAGTTGGCTCAGGTGCAACCATCGTGCCATTATGGGCAGCAACAATTAGTTTGGCTTTGGCTTCATCTTTATTGGAAATGTCAAGAAATAAATTGTTATCTAAATCGATTGATGGCCAATCATTTACTTTGACACCAGCAGCATTTAACTCTGCCATCAATTCAATTCCATTGAGATTTATTGGTTTATCAAATTTAATCATTTTTATGCTCCTAAATAACTTATAGAGAAATTGCATCCGTCTGCTATCAAATCAATTGCAGTACTTCCAAATTGTTGTGCTTTGATATGTATATAATCGGCAACATTCAAATAAACAATTACAGATGCATTTATTGTAGTTGTTGCGCTTGTAACTGATGCTGTCCTTGTTTGATAAAAACCAGTTAAAATAGCGTTGTTTTTTTCAATATTAAGAACTCTGTTTTGAGTGCTACCGCTGTTGCCATCAAAACGAATTGAACTTGAAACTTGATAATAACCAGCCTTACCAGAAGGAATTGTCATTCGGCTATTGTTTGTTGCATTATCGTGAAAACCATCTGTGTCAAAAACTTCAGCATCCCAGCCAATTAATGTAAGTGTTCCCGCAGATAAATTTGGTGGAGTGCCAAACAAATAAACTTGACAACCAACAAATGTTGGAGTTGATGAAGGAAGCGCAGCCCAACTAGGCACACCGGCTGCAACAGTTAAAACCTGACCAGTTGAACCAATGCCTAATCTTGCAGGAGTGCTTGCACCGCTTGCATAAATTGTGTCGCCAGTTGTAGTAAGTAAAGCGTTTTGAATTGCGTTGGCATCATCAGAGGTTGCCCAAGTTGGCACGCCACCGGCAACTGTTAAAACTTGTCCAGTTGTTCCAATTCCAAGTCTTGTGTTTGTATTTGCTGTTGATGAACGATATTCAATATCGCCAAGAGTGGTTGAAGGGTTTAAGTTTTTTGTAGTTGTATCAACGGATGTGCCAAGTGATCTAATGGCTGATGCGCCATCCTTGACCAATGCCGTATCATCCGGCGTTGTCCAGCCATAGTTTGTAGTAGTTGCCATTTTTCTCCTATTATCAGGCTACGATTGTAGCGTATTCCCATGTCAAAGTATTGCTTAAAGTATTCCAAGCCTCGCCGATTGGCACAGAATTCCATCTCATAGACACTTGGCTAAAGCTGACCGGCGAAAGGTTAATGGTCAGGAACAATTCATTGAAGCGAGTGCTCCAACGCCATCCCTCAACATAACCTGAAAACTCGCCATTACTTATTTGCGCTGGTAGATCTGCAATGTTTAAGGGCATTCCCATAAATACATTTAATAAGTTATCTCGATCTGAGTTATCAATTTCTGGATTTGTAATTGGAAAGGTAATGCTGTCAAAGATTGGTTGTGGGAAGGCTCGGAGGCTAATGTATCGATCGGCAACCTCTTGAGCATCCACAGCTGAATGAATGCTTGAATTGATACTTTCGGACTTGTAGCCATAAAGGGCAATTGATGAAGTTGATGTTGCAGTTTTTTGAGATCCGAAGTTGTTTCCATAATTAATAAAGATGTCGTTCCGAATATCAGCTGCTTTGGTGGTTGTTCGTAATCCTGAACCAATAGCATTATTAGCAGATAGATCAACATAACCATTGGCAATTAAATAAGTTTGGCGATGGTCAGCATCAGCGTATCCAATGTTTCCTTCGTTATCTTCATAAATGTATCCAAATGCACTATTAGCAATTTGAGAAGCAATGTTATAAATAGTATCAGGAGAAGCAGCCCTGTTTTCCATTGTGTAAAGCCCCGGCTGATCGATCTCACCTAATCCAAGATTTAATGCAGTAGTCCAAGTTTCAGTCGCAGAATATCCTGCCCAAGTAGAAGCTGCTGGCACATCATTCCAAGCCCCAAGCAATACGCTGGAAAGCAAATCATAAATCTGGTTGCCATCCTCATCTTTAGATATCGTTCCATTGTAAATTTCTTTTGCCAATTTAACCAAAGAACCCATTGCAAGAATGGTGTATTCAACAACAGTTGCAATTGAACCTGTTGCACCAACTGAAACAGTAATATCAGTTATATCGCCACCGAATAGATTTACATAAGTTCCTGCGCTGTTTTTAACTTGCAAACTCAAACTATCATTTATGTCAAAATCAATCGTGTTTCCAGCCAAAGCCAAAATTGTGCATTGCAAATAAGATGGGTTTGGTTGCGTGTAAATATCATCTCGACCTGATTGATGAGTTATGTCGCTAATTGTTAAACTTGTGTATTCAGTTCCCGCAACAGTCAGTTTCCATTCTGGTGTCCAGACTGTCATTAGTTGCCTTTGATGCCGTTATTGTAAAGCTGTGGAACTGATCTAGATGCGCTTTGATTTAATACCTTTGCAACGGCTCTTGCAGCACCTTCACTATCAATTGCTTGAACTGAAATGTTATTTATGACGGAAGGATTTCCTGCCCCATAGGTAAAATTGGAACTTGGAACTGATGGAGTTTGTCCAAGCATTGAACCAGTCTTGGAAGGATTTGGTATATATCCAATGTCTGCTCCAGGTTTAATTAAATTTACAACTCGAATGGCTTGGTTTGCAAACTCAACCAATAAGCCAATTGCTTCTCGAACAAATGTGATAAATCCTGAGATAATCCCAGCAACAACAGCAATTGCTTTACCAAATGATTCAGCACCTTTTTGGCTTTCGTTCAAAGAATTAGTTAATCCTTCATCCCCAGTTAATCCTGCAATAAACGCATTAAGGGCTGGAATGCCAGATTCATTTAAGAAACCAATAAACTTTTCAACCTGTGGTAGTAGTGCAACTCCAAGACTTTCCTTTGCTTCATCAAATCCAACTTTTAGGCGATCAATCTTTCCTTGAAATGTTTCGGCATTTGTAGCTGCTGCTCCACCATAAAGATCTGAAAGTTTCTGTTGAACTTCAGTGAATGAAAGTGTGGCAAGTTCGCTCTTTGATAATCCAAGACCTAATCTGCCAAGAGCTGTGGTGTTTCCATCTTGAGCACGACCCAGAGCGTTTGCAACAGTTTCTAATTCAATGCCACGACCTTTTGCAATATCTAAAGCAAGGTTTAATAACTTTTGCGCTTCCTCAGTTGATTTTGTCGAAACCGCCAACCTTTGCATCGCCGGACGAAGTTGGTCATCCGCCACACCAGTCGCCAAAGATGTTTTGAGGATCATTGCCTCAGTTGCCTTTATTTGCTCATCAGTAGCCCCTGTGGCTTCTCTTAAAGCATTAGCCAGCCTTAACTGTGCTTGCTCATCCTCTATCGCTGATTTAACCCCATCAATGGCTAATTTAGTGCCATAGGCAACGGCAGCAGCAGCAGCAACCGCAAATGCAGCAGCAGCCTTCTTTCCAAAATCTGCAATCTTGCTTGAATTACTTTCGACGGCTTTATCAGCTTCGCCTAACTTCTTTTTTAGATCATCAACATCAGCAAGGATTGATAACTTAAGCGTTCTATTACCGGTTGCCATCAGACCCATTCCTTAATAATGCGAGTAAAACTTGCTTCCCATTTGTTAATCAATTCAGGCTGAATTCTGCGAAGGGTCGGATATATAAACCATCCCCGACTACCTCTGCCTTGCCGTCCTGAATATGCAGGGAACTGTTTGAACTTATTTGAACCAAACTCAACGCCACCCCATAGGGTCTGCGTAGTAGCACCACCTGAAAACTTTTGCCTTGCGAATCCATAACGGAACTCACCGATTTTACTTGACTTAGAGATGCTAACGCCGTCTGCGACTCTTTCCGCAACCTTGCCAGCCTTTGTTCTAGTCCTAGCTGCCTGTTTAATTTCCTCTGATGCAAAATACGCCAAAGCAGCAGATTGAGTTCTTGCTTCCTCTGTTGCTTGCTCATCCATAAGTTTGAAGGCTTTGTAAATATCACGCAGATCGTTTTTATTGTATGCGATAGTTTCATTTGCCACTTCTCGCCTCCAATACTTCGATCGCTGTTAATATGTCATCCGCATCAACCCATTCACTCATTGGGATATGAGTTGCAATTGCCAACTCAACCAATAATCTGCTTAGGCTTCCTGCTTCGTGGCTTTTGGGTTTGCATCACCGACAATGACATCGGCTACATTTTCCATCCAAATATCCATTGGTTTGATTGGCTTGCTTCCGGCAACTTCACGCTTATAAGCATGATAAGCCAAAAACATAAGATCCCAAATGCCCAGCTTCTCGGATGCTTGTCCAATGACATTTCCTGTCTGCTTTTCCCATTTCGCCCACTCAGGCGGTTGGGCAATATAAGTTGCTTGCTCGCCTGAGTTATATTCAATTGTAATTGGTAGTTTCATTTTGCTCCCGTTGCTAGTTTTTAACTAAAGGTTTCTACTACTGCGCCCTTAGATACTGTAAAGGTAAATGATACTGTC